ATGCGATATCAGCAGCAGTGAATAACTTCTATGCTGGTGCCAAGATGGCTAACGAGCACAACCCGATCAAAGCATTCCTGAAGCCATACCGCATGGCACGTCAGCTTCTCACGGGTGGTGCCATAAAGGGAATTGCTAAGGAGATACCCCGGTTTAAAAATCGTATCGGTCAGGCTGACGAGTATGGGCGTATCATAGATGATGCATATGTAACTGACTGGATTAGACAGCAGATCCGAGCAAACCGAATAGCAGGTGGCGGACAGTATCGTGAAGAACTGATCAGCCAGATACAACGTGGTGATCCGAGATCTGTGTTCCCGCAGTACGATATACCGGGCGCTGTGCCGTTTAAGCAGCGATGGAGAGAGACAGGTCAGCCAAGGCATCCCGGGGATGAGCGTAAGTGGGGGCAGCGTAAGGTGCACCAGATGCGTGAACTTGGTAACGAGGTAGAAAACTATGCTCGTATATCACCTTTCATCGCATTCCTCTCTCAGGGTGATGAGGTAGTAGAAGCGGCTCGAAAAGTAAAGATGGCACAGGTAGACTATCAAGCCTTGTCAGACTTTGAACGCCGGTGGATGCGTCGTCTGATTCCGTTCTACACATTTACACGGCGACAGATACCGTTTGTGTATGGTAACTTGCTAGACTTCCGTAGTCCCATGAGTCAGGCTGTGCGACATCTCGGTAGAGCAAAATCTAGATCGAGAGACCCTGATAGACCTGAGCCGGAGTGGTTGGCAAACACGCTGGCGTTACCGTTTGGCGAGGGAGAAGGAGGGAAGCAGAGGTACCTGACAGGACTCGGTGGGTTCATGGGTGGTGCTGAAGATGTTCTTAGTTTGATTAAACCCGGAGCGACACCTATGTCAACTGCCGGTGGCACAGTACGTGGCATACTAGGCCGTGGTCATCCATTAGGGCAAATGCTTGCTGAGGCAGCTACAGGATATTCTTTATTCGCTGGCCGTCCTTTGTCAGAGTTAACACCGCCAACAGCCAAGTTGATTCAGCAGGTGACAGGAAGCGAGTCGTTGCCTTCTACGCCGGGGCCACTAGCCGAGGTATTGTTGCAGCGAGTACCGGGGTATGGTCGTGCTGTTTCTACACTCAGAACATTAACCGATCCGAACCGTCCGATATCAGGAGAGCAGGGTAGTCTTCTGAATCTAGCTGCACGATTACTGCCAGCCACAACAGGTATAAGAATCAAAGATGTAGATTTGGATAGAATTAAATATCGACTACAACAAGAGTCCATTGAGGCGCAGTTGCGTGAGAATCCAAACGTCCGTTCATTCACTCATATCTATATTCCAGATGATGTATTGGCTACCATGAGTGAAGAAGAACAGGCACTGTATGCACTGTATAAACAGCTTCAGAGTGAAGCCTCTAAGGCCAGTCGTCAGAGAGCCAAAGAAGAAGAAGGAATTCAAACTCCACCAGCGGCGGCTCCTCAGTCACCTCGGTCATCAGGAGGTTCCCTTCGATACCTTCAGAGACCCGTCTCCGAGTTGGTGAATGACGCTATCGGTCGTCCCTTGCTCTAGGCTCATGCTACCAATGACATCGGTTGCACCCGGTGTAACTGGATCGGCGTAGGTATAACCCTTGTTTAGCTTTAATGTGCCTTCATCATTCTGTGTAATGATGTACTGATCGTAGCTAAAGTCATATCGGTGTGATGCTATATATGTTGGGTCAGTTACTAATACATCGGATACACCGAGTCCACGAGTAACAATAAACTCAATAGTCTCGGTGCCAACAAAGCTAGGTCCAATTAAATCTTTTATCGCCATTAGGTAGCCCTTGTTCTACTGGTTGGGCTGGTTGCATCATTGATTGTCCAAGTCATAGCAGTCGTGCTGCCGTCCACCTTCTTGCCCGTAATCGTTGTGCCGGATATAGCGAACTCGCTCACAGCACACAAAATCATATAGAGTAATTCCGAAGGTGTTCCATTCTCTCCGTCCCCTGCGTAGGCTTCGGTGAGATCTGTTGTCCACATTGCATCCATCTCAGCTTTAGTCGGTGGATCATATGCCACAAGTGCGTCATTGACTTCACTCTGAACTTCTGTGTCCCAAGCACTGTTCCACGGTATCGCTGACAGGCCAGCACCATTGGCTCCAATGACCGCTGTATCTGTCAGGATGTCTGCGACATACTTGCCGAACGATCCTGAACTGGTGTGATCTCCGGCAGCTTCATTCCAGACTGCATCCGCAATGTCAGCAGCACTTCCACCTCCTCCGGTTATCCATGATGCGTCACCCCTATCCCTAATAGCCTGAAGGCTATCAGTCGTGTTTGCAAAGTCATCCCAATCAGCTGTGCTTTCCTTGCTAACCAACTTGGCAATGATTGAGTCATCAACCACATCGCTACCAGCTACTGATGCACTGATAAGGTGATCAAGACCGAGAGCAACTAAAGCATCATTACACTCGCTTTGTACCTCCGCATCCCACGAACTATTCCATGGGACCGCAGTGAGACCGGCTCCTGCTGCACCGATAACAGCCGTGTCCGTAAGGATATCAGACAATGCCTTACCATACGAACCACTGCTAGTATGCCCAGACGTAGCTTCGTCCCATACAGCATCGGCAATATCAGCAGCCGATGGGCAGCTTCCTCCGCCACCGCCGGTTGTCCATGATGTATCGCCTCGATCTCTGATAGCTTGCAGGCTATCCGTTGTGTTAGCAAAGTCATCCCAGTCTGCCGTGCTTTCTTTACTGACTAGCTTAGCAATGATTGAGTCATCCACAACGTCAGACCCTGCTACCGATGCGCTTACAAGGTGGTCTAACCCTATCGCCACAAGTGCATCATTGCACTCGCTTTGCACTTCAGCATCCCATGCACTATTCCACGGGACTGCGGTAAGGCCAGCACCCGCTGAACCTATCTCTGTTGTGTCAGTAAGAATAGCATCAATGTCTGTTTTAACTTGCTCACCAAATGTTCCTGATGATGTATGCCCACTAGTTGCTTCGTCCCATACGGCATCAGCGATGGCTGCTGCTGTGGGTGGGCTAGCAGTTATCCATGCCGCATCACCTCTATTTCTGATAGCTTCTAGCGTATCGGTAGATGAGGACCAAGTGCCACCTTTGATTTCCGTAAAGGCTGAATCTAGTTCTGCTTTGGTTGGAGCATCGTAATCAGAAAGTGCAGTGTCACATGCTGCATTAATTTGGTCAGTTGCATCCGACCCTTCGATTGTCGTTACATTTACACTCAGTGTATCCTGCACACCATTCACATGGTTATTGGCATCCACTGTCGGGAGTCCACCATTAGCAGCGGGATCAGCGTCGGGTAGTCTCTCAAACTGTAGTGTGATTGGAACAATACTTATATTGGCAGTGCTGCTTTTGCCGCACAGTACACCAATATTGGCATCTGTTTCAGTGGCTGTCATTGTGATCTTATATATGCCGGGTGCATTTGTAGCATCAACCTCAGCGGCACTATTGGTAGTCGCAGAAGATGTACCATCTTTAACCCATCGCAAGGTATGATTCCCTACATCCCCGGTCTTACCGGCATTAGCAGACGTATCCCATGCAAGATAAGTAATTGTCATTTCTACGTTTCTAGTTGCCATTATGTACTCATTCCTGTGAAAAAGATGGCTATCGGTACGCTCACTGAGGCTGACGCTGTTTGATCGGCTCCAATGTCCCACGTGTCACCAGATGAATCACGATCACGTCCGTCAATATCTATATTAACATTAGTTGGCGATGTTCCTAAGTCTGTTCCGGCCCCGATGGCATCGGCACCTGCCTTCAAGTGAAGGTCTTCACTACCTGCCGTATCATTAACGAACAGGTCTCCGTATGCCTCCCCAGTTACAGAGTTTGTTCCGGTTGCAGTCGAGTCTGTGCTGAGGTTGTAGTCATGAGTTGATCCAGAGAACCCAGAGTCAGCGAAACATTTTGCATCCGAAGCGCTTGCTGCCTCTGGCCTCGCTGCAATATTATTTTTTATAAAGGTGTCTGTATCGAAGATGCTAAAGCAAAATGCATCATCGCCACTACCTGTTGCCTTAACATAATAAACCGTATTGTTATAAAGATAGACACCCCAGTTGCCAGTTGGTACGGTTATTCCCGCTGCTTCGTTAGATGTTGATGAGTTGTCTATATTATAAATAATATTATTCATAATATAGCGGGTGTTTGATGAGTCACCGTTTGCGTGCCAGACGTATATACAGTGGATGTGACTGCTTTGTGTTACGAGATCACGCAGGATATTGTTTTTGACGTATACATCTTGCTCTGAATTCGCACCAAAATTAACACCAGTAGATACGCCAGATCCTGCACTAGACAGATCTAGTTCAAGCCATTCAAGAGTAAACTGGCTACGCTTAATGAGAAATGAGTGAAGCCCCGATCCCGTGGTTTGTATCTTAGCCCCGGTGTTCTCTGTCCCATCATGTCTCTGGGATTCAGGCACAGTAAGTTTTACTGATGCCAGACCAACAGTTCCACCGCCATCAACCGTCACATGTTCATTGAATGTTGAGTCCTTATATACCTCACCAACTGCGTGGTCACTACTTGAATAGTAACTCGTATTATCTAGGTCGCTTTCCCATGCAGAGATAGTGCTATAGGTTCTTTTGAATACACCAGCGGCTTGGCTATATGACATATCTGTAATGCCATATGGGTTTGTTGCACCCATCCCACCCGATACCCATTTAAGGGTGTAGTTGCTACCAGATATGCCTGTAACTAGATATACATATACAGTCCCCATTCCATTATCGAAATGAACAGAGTCGCCAATGCTAACACCAGTGGGATCTGTACCGAATGTCACTGTGTATGGATTGGAACCTGAGCCACTACTGGGTGTTTCAGTATCTATGCTGGTGTTAGTTCCAATGCTGGTTGTGACAGTTGCCATTAGAGTAACCCACTTACTATCTTGCTTACTTCAACATCGTCAAGGTGTGGACTTCCAGATTCTAGCCTAGCATCCACTGCCATCGTAGGGTTTCTTATGTCATCCACATTAACCCCAAACTCTGACGCCAAGTCCCAGTAAGGAACCATCCATTCTCTCTTGGCAACTACTACAGGCTCCATGCTTTCATTATCCTCAAGGACAATGTGGGTTCGCAGTTCAGCGGTTGAGTGAGAGATGTCGTCCTCATGTCCATGATGCCCGCAGCATGAGATGGGAAAGAAGAATATTTGCTCGGCTGGAGAAAGATGCCAGTGCTTATTATTTACCCTGAGATGATCGGATCGGTTCTCGATTTCATCCCATAGCATTTGCGAATCGTAATTAACATCGCCGCCATACCAATACTCTGAACCTGTACCGCCAAATATATTATGGCTAGCGGATCTGAGTCGTCGTCTTAAGTACTCATCTACATCTATGCGTTCATCGGTTGTCTTGTTGTGGACAGTAACCTCTCCGGTAATAAGATTAGTTCTCTCTACATTATCACCAGTGCGGACAAACTTATACTCGGAGGAGATGACCAAACGGGCTTCGTGAATCGTGCCGCTTGTGTTGAGTCCCGATACGTCATCCCACTGGCGTTCAGTTGACGAGCATATCGTTTCAGCATTAGCTTTCAGAATACGATCTGTACTAAACGCCTCGACGATATCGCCATCTTTATATCCAGTGGGTGACCCCGAGTCACCAACCTTAATCAGTATCTCCATCTTCGATTTCCTCTACGGTAACCTCCACACGACCGGGCTTCTCTACACCCATCCGTATCAGGTGCAGGTCATCTATCTGCTCATCATCCTCAAACAGGTTGGCATGGGACAGTGCGTCCAGCAATGCCTTAGTTATATTGTCGAGGTCCCGCCTGCGTTTGTCAGGCATGTAAGCATCTATTTTAACCTTTAACCTACCGCTAAGGGTAGGCATTCCTTCAGCTAAAACATCTTCAATCACACTTAATCTATAGTCTCTTCCCTTGCGGGATATAATAACACGTCCACGTCCAATGCTACGCCAATAGGTGTTCACACTTGGTGGATACTTGAGTGTTATGGAAATAGCTTTCGACTCCATTCGTCTACCTCCTCCGTGGTCACCCGGTTGGGTGCTCTTAGTTCCGGGTCACGCAGTCGCAACCATTGCTCCAGATCAAAACGCTCCGGGTCATACTCCTTCTTGTACGCTAATTGTTGTGCATGTGGCATGGCAGCGAGGTCATCCATGTGGCACTTCTTGCAGGCACGAAAGTAATTGCATTCGTGCATACATGTTTTGGGTGCGTGGCTTCGACGTTCCATTTCGTGGGTCTCAAGAGGCCACCCCTGATAATCCTTTCCTCTGCATACCCAGCAAAAGTCAAACTCACTAGCCCATAGATTCCTCTGCATCTTCTTCGTCAGCATATCTTTCACAGTGTGGACACGGGCATATCTTATGCACCATGTCTTCCATCGAAACATAACAGTCACGACAGAACAGGACGGGAATGATTCCGAAATTCCCTAGAATATATTCTTCATCTGATTCCATCTGTATTGGATATTGGCAGATGCTACAATTCTTACTCATGTTTCTTTCGGGGCTGCACTAGAATTCGTTCTACGCTGAGGATCTGGGATGGGGAGCACGGGCATTTAAACCGAGAGTATCTCCTCCTTGATCCATCCGATAGTGATCCATCAATGCAGTCAATAAATGTAAGGTCATCTTGGCATCGAGGACATTTCTTTGCCTGCATCTTAAACTTCTTCATTGCACTCTCCTTGAGATCCTGCTCTGTCTTCTATCATTTTAGCAAGATAGTGCTGTGCTTTCTGTAGATCTTCAAGGATGTACTCATCAATCCGGTGCTTGGGTGCATTGTTTCCGGGGGCATTGCGAAGCAGGTACTTGATTACATTGCCTGCGTAGAAGCCTAATTGGTATGCGTCGATGATGTCCCACGGTTGTATTGGGTTTTTCTTGTAATGATCACATCCGTTATTTCGTTCTTCTGCCATTACTTCTCCTTGGGGTAGGGCCATCGCTCACCCATCACATCTGTGACGCCCTCAACATGGGCAAGCCACCTTCCATACTTGCCAGCCTTAGCCGTGGACATGGTGAAGCAACCATCCTCATCGCATGCCCTGAACATTAGGTCATGCAGAATACCAATAGCATCATGGTATCCATCCTCTCCACGCTCCGGTGTATCAACACCTATCAGGCGGACCCGAACCTCTGTGTTGATCCGAAATCCTAAGTCAACTACGACATCCATTGTGTCGCCATCAACTATCCTCCTCAGTCTCGTCTTCGTGTAAGTCCTCATGCTCTAGCACAGCCTCCATTAATAGTGCCATCTGTTGGTGATGGATAATCATCAACGGTACATCCATGTTACTCCCAAAGAATAACCACGACACGTTACCGTTATCGTCAGTCATCTTCTGGACTATCATCCTCTGAATCCTCCAAATCGTCAAGCAATTCCCGTAGACTATTTTTAAGATGGTTCGTCTCAAGCCCTGTTGAGTGGGACAAAAGGAACATTTTCTTTTTAACTTTAGTCTGGAAGATGTAATCTCTTAGTCGGTCTACAAGCTGACCGAAGATGGAACCCTTTGTCGATACCTTGAACCCTAAGGATTCAAAAGCATCGTGGATCTTGTCATAGCTATCTGTCTGTAAGCAGAACAGTGCGTTCCTTAATGGTGTCGTGGGTGCGTCCGAGTAGTCTAGTGACTGGAATATACGCTCCCTCGCTTCCTTGCTAGCTATCGCTGCTCCGATCATCATAAACCAAAGTTCTTGTTCGGTATCAGAAGTCATGATTCCTCCTTGTCAATTCTTTTCTTATGGCCTGCTTAAGCCATGGCGTTGTCACCTTAGGCTTGTCGTTCATGCAGCCCAGTAAATACCAGTCCGGTGTTTCACGTATGAGGGTTCCCTTGTAGCGTCCAAACGGGAAGCGTGCCCCTCGCCTTTTCTTCTGAGGAACAGGGTCGAACATGCTCCGAGAGAACGGATCGACTGCTAGCTTGCGGTACTGTGCCTCAGCCCTGATGCGTGCCTGCTCATCCCTTTCACGTTGCATCTGCTCTTCACGCACCTGCCTCCCAGCTTCCGCCAGTGCTTCATCAAGGTCATTGCTATCATCCTCAAGGATTTCTTTAGCACGCTCGATTACATCTATATCGAAGTGACCCTCCATAACATTTGGTGAAGTCATTATCTTGTGTGATAACGCACCGTCTACAAGGTCAATCATCTTGAAGCGAGGCTTCTTGCTATCCTTGATGG